TGCGCGTATGATGTCAGCAATCAAAGACATTATACGCGCATGCACTTTCAACGTATGCAAACCAGAACAATTAACGTCGTTTGACCTCGAGTATATTTTCTTAAAACTGCGCGCTAAAAGCGTAGGAGAAATTAGCAACATACGCTGCAAGTGCGATCACTGCGAAACGTACAACGAAGTTTCAGTAAACATAGACGACATTGAAATTACGTGGCCAAAACAGCAGGTTAATAACAAAATTATGTTAACCGATAAAATTGGAGTAATTTTACGTCATATATGCGTTGATGACATGTCATCCATAGTGTCTGCGTCTGAAGTTAACGTTGACACAATAACAAACATGCTTATTGCATCAATCGAATCAATTTTTGATGACAGCGGAGTCTATACAGCAGCGCAGTCGACTCGTGAAGAACTATTGACGTTTGTAAACAGCTTAAATCGCGCGCAGCTTAATAAAATTGAAGAGTATATATCAAACACTCCAAAATTACAGCACACTCTTCAGTTTAACTGTACTGGCTGTAAAAAAGAAAATGATATTACTCTTACTGGAACACAGGCTTTTTTCGAATAGCCCTCTCACATGAATCGTTGACTAATTATTATCAAACAAACTTTGCACTAATACAACATCACAAATATAGTTTAACTGAATTAGATAATATGCTGCCGTGGGAGAGGGAAATTTATATCGCAATGTTAATAAAACACATACAAGAAGAAGAAGAAAAACGTAAAAAATGAACGACGAATCGACACTAGCACAAGTTGTAAAGGAATTACAAAGCTCAAACCTGTCTCAAGATCTTATACTTGATACAATTGATAACTATGACTTTACACTTGCGTCTACTGCCGCCCGTGAAAATACCAAAGAGGTTCCTACTTTTCTAGACAAACTTGTGGGTGTTGCGACAGACTTAAAAGATAAGTTTGACGTTCTAATACGTTCAAACGTAGTACTTGCAAAAAGGTTAGAGGGCAACAAGCTTCAGGAACGTGAAAACCGCGATGAGTTGCTTGACGCCCTTAGAGGACTAAAGCCTGACAAAACACGTCCGACTCCAGTTAAAGACTCTAAGTTAAAAATGCCGGGCGGAATTTTTAGCGGCATACTATCAGCCGCTGCGCTATTGGCTGGCTTTGCAACTGGGTTTATAACTCAACTCGCATCCTCAATGTTTGGCGTTCTTAAGAAAACAAAGCTTTTTCAAAAGATAGGTGGCATCTTTTCTACTATTAGTCAATTTTTTACAGGCATTATAACGCGTCTAAAGGCCTCTCCATTGTTTAAGGGAGTCTTTACTGGCATAGAAAAGATTGCAGAGCTTGTTAATAAATTTAAGTCTAGTAAATTATTTGTTCTACTCGGTAAAGTATTTTCTATATTTGGAAACTCGCCGGTTGTTAAAACAGTATCTAGCGTTGTTGGAATTGCTGGAGAAGCGTTTTCTGCAATAGGACGAACATTTTCAAGCATGTTTAGCTTTTTTAAATTTGGAATGAAAGCTGGGGGAGGCCTAGTAAAAACGATTTCATCATTAGGTAAATTTGTCGGACCATTTTTAAAGGTATTGGGCTTGCCGCTAACAATAGCAATGGGAGTCTATAGTGGAATAAAGGGAGCGGTTGAAGGGTTTAAAGAGGGTGGCTTGATTGGCGGCCTAAAGGGACTTTTTGTAGGCGTATTTGACGGCTTGGTTGGCAGCCTATTAGACTCAGTAAAAGATGGAATATCTTGGATATCTGAAAAACTTGGATTTTCCGAGTTCTCTAAGTTTTTAGACAGTTTCTCATTTACTGACCTATATTCAAAATATTTTATTGATCCAATGTTTGAGATGTATGCTGCCATTGGTAAGTTTATTGGCGATTTACCAAGCATAGTCATTGACTTTTTTGCAAGTTTACCGGAAAAATTGGGAGCACTATTTGCCTCTGCTGGTGAAAGCATAACTGGCGCCGCAGACAATCTTGCTAGTTCGATTGACGAGATGCAACGCGCCGCAATACGAGCAATATTGCCTGATCCAAACGAAAAACTTTCAGTTGCAAATCCAAAATACTGGTTTAGAAAGTCAGTTCCAGACAGCATTTATGAGTATGCATATGCCACTAAAAAGAGTGAGGAGTTAGCTTCTTCTGAAAAAAGTGTCTCAGCTTCTTCTGAAAAACTTACTGCATCTTCTGAAAAAATATTAAAGGCGACAACAACAAATGACTTTTCAACACTAACAAAAACTGAAAAGGCTATGGCGGCTGGTTACGGTTCTTGGGACGAGTATGCTGCATCAGACTTTAAGTGGAAAAATAATATACAGTCTGTTCCAGCAATGTCAGGCAATATGTTGGCGTCTGCCGGAAACATTTCAAATATTGCGCCAACAGTAATTGTAAACAACAACAACGGAGGAAACGTAAGCAACATCAGCACAAGCAACGTAAACAATAACGCTTCTCCAATGATGCCAATACTAACTGGCAGCGCGATGGGCTATTGATTGCAAATGCGATGATAAACAATATCATCAAACTCTTCTGCAGTTTTTACACCTGGAAAGCTGTGCATAATTTCACCGCGTATATTGTAACATAGCGTGTGTGGTATGCCTATTATGTTGTATTCAAATATAAGAGGTATATTTTCCTCTTTATCAATATCAATAATCTCTAGAATGGTTGGGGTGCGATCACAATAGTCACGCAACGTTTTTAGGTGGCGTAAACAGTCAACGCAGTTTACATACGTAAATACCTTTATTAAAAATATCATAGAAGTATATATGAAAACAGGGGATAGAGCGAATCTATCCCCTGTTTTGTGTAGAGTTAGCAATTAACCGCCTTGAGCAAGCTTTGCAAAGTAGCTAAGCGACTCATCGTCGTCATCATCAGTGCTTGACGCAGCAAATGTTGATTCCGAACTGTTATAGTTTTGTACCGGCTCAGCCGACTTACCGACTGCTGCGGCCGCGACGTTTACACTTGCCGGTTCAGTAGAAGAGCCAGCAAGGGCGTCTGCTCCAAGAACTTCAACAAGCTTGCGCTTGAGGTCTGCATACGACTTGTAGTTTGCAGGATCAATAAAGTCCTTTAGAGAATACAGCGAGTTGTAGATCTTTTCAAGCTTCGCTTCGTCTCCTCCAAAGAGTTCGGATGCGCCTTCAAATTCAGACTTGTCATAGTTACGATAGCCTTCAAAGTTACGAATCTTTAACTTGAAGTTTGCACCGGCCCAAAAATCAAACGGGTTGATTGGAGTCTCGTCTTGAAACTGAGGTTGCATAATATCCATAATCTTATCAAAGATTTTCTTGCCAAACTTGTACAGGAAAACTTTGCCTTCATTGTCTGGATTTGCGGGGTCGCTGACAACAAGAATGTTGCTAACGTAATGCAAACGACGTTTGCGCTCACGGGCAATTTCCTTGTCCTTCTCGTTTCCGCTGTTCCAAAGTACGCTGTTAATCTCGCTTACCGGATCAGGTTGACCAATACTTGTAAGTGAGTTTTCAATGTACCAACGACCAGTAGGTCCCTTAAAACCATGATCCCAAAAGCGAACCCATGGCAGGTCTTCACCTTCAAGGGCAGGCAAGAAGCGAATCACGGCATAACCGTTTCCGGCTTTGTCTACGACTGGACTCCAAAGACGATCGTCTCCGTATGAAGTCTTTGGCGTACTCAATTTTTCTGCAGCTTCAACAAGTTTATTGATGCTTGCTGCACGATTTTGTTTTAGTTTTTCGAATGACATATATTTTTGTATTGCAGTGTATTGTTGTTGTATGTGTTTGTTATATCACCACTTGGTTATTATAACATAGTTTCAAGGATTTGTAAATGTTTTAATTACAATTTCTTGAAAAGCTTTTTGTTGTAACGGTAAGTTACGAATAAACGGCTTGTAGCTATTTATCTTTAGGTTCATGGCAGCGTAGAGTCCCATTGGGTCAGACACTCCTGCAGCGATACGACGTGAATAGTTGCATAAGACGTCAAGTATGCATAGCGTCTCCACAGAGACTCGGCCACTCGCAGCAAAATCATAGAGAGGAATTTGTGAGCCGCGAGGCCTCAACAGCTCATCAAAGTTATCAGTAATCGACTTGCACACGGTAAGCTCTTCTTTAAAGCTGTATTGTAAACGCTGTATTTTAGAAGTCCAAAGAGTGTATGCCTCTTCAGACATATTTCCGATCCATTCGTTTCCAGAGAGCAGGTTTGCTAAAAAATATTCAATTACTGTTTTCTTTTTAACATAACGACGAGCCAATTTTTCAAAAAAGTAACGATCGCGACGAGCCTGAAAGGTGCTCTCCTTTAAACGCGGACCCTTAAAGTTAAACTTAAACGCGTCATAGTTGCCCTCACTAAAGTGCAACTTCATAGCCATATAGATTGACCACGTTTCAAAGCCTGAGACTCGTACGTCCTGAATTATCATGCAAATAGCGAAGCGCTTCTAGGCAACAAGTTATTACGTTGTGCCTCAGCTTCAAGTTTTTCTTTTAGGCTGCCAACTACAAGTTTTGAAATGTCGTCTGGATCAATTGTATAGTCGTCGCAGTAGTCAATGATTGCTTCAAGATATCCTATTGATTTAAGGCGCACTCGACGCTCGATTTCAAGAGCAAACTCTTGTTTTGTTAAGATTTTTACGGGTAATTCTTCAGACATATTATATTTTGTGTTCAACTACTTTTAAGATTATTGTTTGTTCATTTATGCGACCATTTGCGGGTTTTTTCTTAACAGTCAAGTTTACAAACAACTTGTCAAGTTGCTTTGGCGTAGAACTTAAAATGTTATTTAGAGTTTCTTTGGGTTTGCGAAGAGTCGCTACAAAGCTGCTTGAAGCGTCATAGCCCTTTAGTGAAGTTCCTTTTATTTCAAACCCGGCGGGACCAGAGGCAATATAGACACTCAGCACGCGTGTTTTTGTATTAAAGAGATAGAGTCTCTGAGAAGTTGGAATGCGAGTCGGTGAAACAGAATCGAGACTCCAGTCAGCAGAGTGTTGCTGATACTTTAGTTTAGATACCTGCTTGCTGGCGTCCTTAACCTTTTTCTTACGAGGCTTGCGAGTAGAGTTTTTAATCTTAGCGTGGTTTCGAACGTCGCCAATCATGCTCTCTAGAGACTTTACAATTTTACGAAGTTCTGGCTTTGACAAGTATGAATATCCCTCGACAAGTTGCTCGTCCGTGCGCTGCAACGCCCCGTTATACTCTTCATAGTTTTTTTCTAGCCAGTCAAGTATAGTCTTGCAGCCTTGTGCAGGAATCTTAGAGTCCCTTAAAGCAGTTGACATATTAAAGGATGCGTTTCCAGAGCGGGTGGCGGCCCACTGATCAAGGCAGTCTTCAAGCGGCGAAACAATCTCTTTGTGTACTCTTTCACGTATGCGGTCAAGCGGACTAGGAGTTGGGGCTTTAACCTTTGTGACGTCGCCGTCATCCACAGGTGAACTCGCCCGTAAAAGTGTAATTGCACGCTTTAATTCGTAGTGGACAACAGACGCGTCATCCTTTGGGACTGGCGGCTCGTCATGAAATGGAAGAGTCGCAAAATATTCAGTTGTCTGTGGATGTATGCTTGGCATTCCACGCGTCAAGCACCTCACTAGTTTACCAACTGTGCTTGGTAAAACGTTTGGGTTTGCCTCTTTGATTGCGGCGACGTCATCCTTGTTATAACCGTTGCTCTTCATCCAATCAAGCACGAGTGGCTTCATTGCTGCAGTATCCAAGTAGTAGTTATAAAACCCAAGAGCACGGGCCCGTGTCTTATAAAAC